AACTGGTATGTTAATTCCTAGCTTCTCAAGGTTCGCAAGGGAAGCATTGCGCCTAGCCCATCCAATTACGTTATAGCCTTTTTCGAGTAGGAGTTTGGCTAGATAAGCACCGTCCTGCCCACATACGCCTGTTACAATTGCGGTTTTCATATAATGTCCCCAATTAACGCAAGCACAAACTGCACTAGTAGCCAACCTATCGCAAATCCCATCCCAAACAATATTCCACTAATCATTTCCTAACTCCAAAATATCATACCCCATACCACAGCAGTAAAGATATTTAGACGCTATTTCCACAGCTTTTACACCATCTGCGCCCATCTCCATAGCGCCTAATGCTATATCCATACCAGAACCGAAAGCATAGAACTGTTCTTCTACTTCAAATGGGTAAGGCTCATATTCATAACGCATTATTTTTCTATCTGGAGTAATTTCCAACATAGTGCTCCATCTATCTTTGTCTTTCTGTATTTCCGGCCATTTATCTGGTGATTTCCCGTTTTTGAACCATTCAATTAACGCCATTGCCGTAGCATGGTCGCCCGCCACACCTATAATAGAACCATTGATTTTGTGAATTTTAGTAACGCGCATTTTCGTTCCGCAAACAGTAGCTTGCTTATCAGCAACCATTTTCTTTCCATCCCATACTATTATTGTCATTGATTCACTCCATAGTCAACGCTTACTGTCTCATTTATAGGCTCATATTCTCCTGCGTCTATCCATCTTTTGTAATACTTCCACCATATATCTGCATGAAGAACGTCTTTATAATCATGCCACCATGGGCCGCCAGATGTATAATGCACAACCTTGGGTTTGACATTACTAGGCGACACGCCCTGAATCCAGTTATATTCCACAGGCAATGTCCCAATATGAATATCCTCCAGCCATGAAAAGGCATGTAGCCACGAACCGGGGAAAGTGCTTACTATTTCTGGTGTGAGTTTCTTATTGGCAGGATGCCCGCAATTGATGAGCATAAAACTTGACCAGTTCTTGCGATAATAATTCGTCTGCGGTACTCCGTCCATCTTATCGCCCTCTTTTGGCTTATGAACGTGCTTAACACACATTACAGCGTATTTATCATCACATAGCGCAAATAGGTCTTTGATGTTAGAATCAAACACCATGTCGCAGTCCATGAACAATGCCCAACCTTTATATTTCATCAGGGCAGGCACTAAAAAGCGGGTATGTGAAAACTCTGTACTGAATGGTTTGCCGTCTACCATATCGGTCATATTGCCATTGTAAGCATTAGTAAGCCAAGGACGGGTAAACCAGCCCTGCCTCCTTAGTTGCTTGTGGCAGAGGGGCGTAATGGATAGTGCATTATGGGTATTATGTTCTATCGACTTGCGACAAACATCATAACAAACCTTTTCGCGGGAATCCCATCCGATGTAAATATTTATTGCCATATAACCCCTTGTTGCAGTTCTGCTAATGTCCATTGCCGTTTATCGTAAAAATTATGCAAATCCTCTAGATTGTAAGAAATAGAGCGCGGGAATAATCCGAAGTTCCTAAAACATCCGTGTGTATCATAAGCCGATTTACCCAGCTCACATGCCCTAATTACCGACATTGAATTAAAAGCTACCACTGCATCATAACGCATTATCTGGGAGTCCAACGGGGTAACATCGCCCTTATAGCGAACTGCTGTCATTACTGATGGCGGGATATGCCTGCGGATATACTCAATCCAATCCTCTGATGTTGTATCATTCTGGTGCGCTGAGTATTGTGAGGGCGGGAGGAGCAAAGCCGATTCTATAGGTTTTCTGATTATCTCAGGCTGCATGGGAAAAACATCATGAGTGCCGTTTTTAACTATCCGGTATTTGCCATCCATTATCTTGACGAAGTTTTCATTGACATACTGGGCATCAAAATAACCGTTGTCGATATACCAGTAATCAACTCCTAAATGCTTAAGAAGCTTCATGGCACTACCAGCGCCACGTAAGAACCCATAAAATACCGATGGTTGTGGGGTGAACTCGCTTATATGTCTGAGTTCAATATCAAGGGATTTAAGAACTGTTTGCGATAGGGAATTGTCTGTTGTCCATGCAATCATATACGCACTATATCCTCTTCATCGCATTTATCGCCGTACTGAATTTCCAGCACATATGTTACTTTCATTGCATTATATTGATGCGGGCATAGCATTTCTACATTGCGCCATTCATTTTTCTCAACCAATTTGCCGTTGGCATATTCGCTGTAAACATTTGCACCTTTAGAAAAAAGTCCATATCCACTAAGGAATAGCCATAATTCATTGCGATATGAATGATATTGCAATGAACATTGTGCGCCAGCCTTAAACCGTAATAACTTTATCTTAAAGTGCTTGCGGTCTAATATTGTCCAATACCATCCCCAAGCCCTCCTAACTATGCGCCCATTAAACATAAGCCCTCATCAATTCGCTACTGCTGGCTAGCTTCTCGCCACCTACGTTGAATAACATCTTGATGCCTAGTTCATTACAGACTTTAAGCTCAGGCGTGTTGTCGGGAAATCTATCCCCGCCATTGGCGAAATAATCCGGCTTTAACTTGGCTAGCGTTTTACATACAGAGTTGTCATCATCATCCGCTTGGATAACGTCCATAACGCCCTTGATATTGAACATAACCTCCTCGCGCTGGTAATAGGGAACAACAACACTCCCATATTTACGCTTCAACCACTCATCACTGTTCAGGATAACTATAACCTGACCATGCTTAGAGGCTTCTTTGATTAGCCTGATATGACCGTAATGAATAACTGAAAAGCCACCCGACACAGCGACTATTGGCATACTACTACCAATTGTGTGTAACCGCCGCCTTTAACCGGGTCTTTCGGGGGCAGTATCTCATGCGGCAAGCTTAAAGTATCAACCAAGGAATTGCAGCCATATTTAGAAATATCAACCCCGTCCGTATAGTAATCATCTAGCACAACTACTTTACTGTTTTTAACCGCTGCATAATCTAGTGCTATCGTACCTATCGAGTGCCCGCCGTCCAGAAATACAAAATCTGCCACCGTGTCCAATGATAATGTTTCGTTGGTGTTTCCTTTGATAAGATTAGGAACTATCCCAGTTTCAGCCTTGATATAAGCAGCAACAGCTTTAACTTGGTTGTGGGATTTTACGTTAAACTCTTTACTATCGGTTTCCGAAGTGGCATCTTCAAACAGGTCGTACCCTGTATATTCAACCGAATCATGATACTTAAGGGCTTGGTTTATCATCCTGATAGCATTAGCGCCATTCCAAACGCCTATTTCTATAAGGGTTCTAGGCTTGTGTTTGTCGATTAACTCCAATAACTGTGCGTATCGTGACATTTATATCCCCCTTATCTTTCAGGAATACAAAAGCATGGATTATTTATATAGTCAACAGCTAGTTGTAAAATTAATATCGGCTACTATTAGTAGCGCCTCTATCGGCTGCAAATGATTTAGCTCGCGCCTCATCGTATTGTTGTTTAACGTAGGTCTTTTTATCCATAAGGGTAGGGCGGGAAACAAGGGCATATCCAACTTGGTCGATGTGATGGTCTTCCTGTTTTGTATCCCAACCCTTTTCCGGGTCACGTTCATCTAATTGCAAGTCGGGAACGGTGCGCCAGAAGTGGTGACAGGTTTCAAAGATGTAAAACCCTTCATTCTCCCCATCTGAATTTGATAGTCTATTACGAATCTCAAGGTAATTCGCCGCCCGGTCCTTGCGGGATTGCTCCATATTCGGGCAAGTTGCCCCTTCCCTTTCCAAGGCATCCATGAATCTTTCTGCGATACTCGGCCCATCATGTACAGCCCACATTGCAGAATCAGCTATTCTGTAAGTTATTTTCTCATTCTCTAATGCCCTTTGTTTCTTGGCAACCTCCCAAGATTCTTCACGGCATCCCTCATCTGGCCTGCCATTCCATCCATACAGCTCGCGGTACATAATGATAGAACCTTTGCCAATTAATTTATCAGGCTGTCCGTCCCTTCCCTTAAGTGTCAGCGCATCATCAGCCACAGCATACCAACCTATCGCATAAGGTTTTGAGCTTCCCCAATCCAGTGATGTGAACTTAGTCCACCAGTGAGGAATTTCAAACGGCCTTATCATATGCCTGTCACGGCTTAGATGTTCAAATGCAGCGCCAGCTACAATATCCCAGTTGCCGTCCCTCATAGCTTTGACTAAATCCTCAGAGCCTAATCCTGACAAGCGGGCGATATAGCCTGGGTCGTTCTTTATCCCTATCGGGTTATCCTCGGAGCGTGATTGTATGAACTGCCTGAGCATACCCCCTTCTTCCGGCGGCATCTGCCTTATAATGCCTGCGTCTGCCATTTCAATGAAGGAACGCTTAACCCAAGCATGGCCTATCGACCCCGGATTGGAACCGGATACAATCAAAGGTAGTTTGGCTTTCCATTGGTCAGGTACTTTCAAACTCCCCAAGCGTACACGGTTACGCAAGAAGCGGTAAATATACTCGGTGAAGGTTGTAAGCTCATCTATCAGAAGTACGTGTATTTCAGCGCCTAGATACTTGCTCACATCCTTCTCATGCTGGCAATGGCATAAATGAATAGCTGAACCGTTAGACCATGAAACCCGGTCATCAGTTATCTTGACTTGTTTCTTTGTTACAAAAGGAGCTAACATTTCAGGAAAGCTCATAGAGCCTTGCATGTGGTTAAACTGTAAATCAGCATAATGCCTGCGGAATAGATACACCTGTAATCCGGGTATATCATAGCAAAGCGCTATTGCAAGCGAGCGCAGGAGATAGCTTTTCCCACCATATGCCGCTCCTCCATAGAGAATTTCAGTTGCAGGGGAAGTCAAAACTTCAAATTGTTTGGGTTGGAGGACTAACTCAGCCATTTTATTTAATGCTTGCAATTCTCATATATGTCTATTTTGTAAGCATCCTGATACCAGCCATCCCTATAGTGCCGCCTCTTATTCATTTTTCAACCCCTGATTGGTATAATCCCAGTAATTTTAGGCATCCCATAAATAATTATTCAATCAATGGTATATATTTTAATTCAATCTCTTTAGCCATTACTATCATTTTATCCCAAATATCTTCTGGAATATGCGGATGCCTTGTATTGATTATCCCATTTCCATAAGCATTTGTTATGATTTCTGGGCTTGCATACCTATTGTCTGATTGATATCCACATTTAATTATTCTAAGGCCATTCCTCTTGGCTACATAAGGCCATGTGATATGGATTCTATCTACATTAGCCATCTGTTTTTCTAATAATGAGGGGCTCGAACTTAAGCTTCAATTCGCCCTCTACATCAACCTTATCCTTCCACCTTTCAGGGTTACGGTTGCGTAGCCACAAAGATATAGCTGGTGTATCAGGTGGGGCGCGGCGTGTAACAGGAACAACTATAACCTCTTCAAAGGTTTCCTTCTTGCCCTCGGCATTGTATGATTCACGCTTTACCTTGAATGCTTGTTCTTCTATCCACTCTGGGCCTATCGCTTTATCGTAGAGTTTATGCGCTACACAGTAGTCTGCTTTTATCTTACCATCCTTAATGGACTCGGAAAACTTTGGGTGTGTTTTTTTCCATTCATAGATAGTGTCTTGATTTACCTCAAAGAAATCGGCTAGCTCAACATCAGTTGCCCCTAGCAATGCTAGTTTATAAGCCTGCATATTGTATTCTTTGTTATACTTGGTCGGTCTCATATCAACATTCTAATCATTAATCAATCAGTTAGACACAGTTTATAATATTTTTTCCCTTTTGTCAAACTTTCCCATTGACTATCATTTGGTATTTTGGTACTTTGGTACTCAGGCAATGCAGCCTATATAGGAGAAACGAAAATGACATTAGTTAAAATGAAACACACGCGCTACGGTTCACAGGATGGGTTTACTGTAGACCGCTTTTATTCTGGTGAGATGTATCACTTATCCGATAGCCTAGCTTGGCAGTTCATCAATGGCAATGCTGCTGAACTGGTTACTGTAGATACATATGAGAATGGGGAGGCTATATGACCTCCTCAACCGCAAACACCCTAAGCATTATGTGCGCTTCACTCATGGCCGCGCTGGTTATCTGCGTGATGATAGCGCCACAGAAACCAGTAAAGCCGATAGTCAAAGCCGAAACCGTAAAGCCTGTTGTCCTGAAAAAGCCCATAAAAGGCCGGAAGATGACCAAGCAGGAGCAGCGTCAGGCAATGGCTTATTTATTCACAAAGGAAGGAAAATAATATGATGAATTTTGAGATAACCAAAGAAGATATTTTAAGCCATTTTGAAGATAAAATTTTAGAGGCATTAGAGAATAAACCGCGACAAGATCCTTATGGTGAATATCATGGAGGCGATAAATTCACCCCACTTTTAGGGGAAATAATTAATCAGGTTGCTGAGAAAATAAAAGCCGAATTATGGGCGGAAGAAAAAAAGAAGTTACAAGAAAGAATCCAACAAACCATAGACTCTGAATTAATGAAAATTCTTAATACCACCTTTCAGCCAGTCAATCATTGGGGCGATAAAGATGGGGCTCCAACAACTATTAAACAGCTTTTTATTGACCGCACAAAAGATTATTGGCTTCAAAAAGTGGATGGCAGTGGCAAGGCTACAGATAGCTGGAGCGCGAAAAGCACTCGTGCCGAATATGTAGTTAAATCGCAAATTGAAAGTGCCTTTAAAGAGGTTATGCACTCTGAAATTGCCGTTGTTGTATCTGGTTTTAAGGATGCGCTCACCACTACACTAAAAACTCAGGCAGCAACTCAGATTGAGCATTCTTTAGCTCAACTAATAAAGGCAAAATAACATGCAAGAGCTAATAGACAAATTCCTAGCCCTGCTAGGTGAAGAATGGCTGGATGAACTGTTTGGGGAGGATTTATGAGTCTAGCAAGATGCGAATATTGCGGGGATATAGTCGATACTGACGAGGATGTTGAATGTTACTATGACGAAGATGGGAATGATTGCCCATGCACATGCTCAACCTGTAGGGATAGGGATTTGATACTATGAAATTCTATGCAAGCCTTATGCTTAAAGATGGTGGCGGATATGTAACTGTAAACGCTGATTCATATGAACAAGCTAGGGAAAAGATGTTTTCTAGCAAATATGGGAAGGAATGGGCTTTTATGTATGACGAAAGTCAGAAACATGATTGCTTGGATGTATTCAGCCAGGAAGAAAGGGGGGAGATATGAAATATACGCCTAGGAAATGGGAGCTAGGAACTCATCCTGCTAATCATAAATTAAATATAGTAAAGCCAATTCTTTTTGGCCGCAATGTAACCATTCTTCCTGAATGCGAAGGAGGGCATGTTTCAATTAATAACATTGCCGATGCTCGGTTAATAGCCGCTTCACCGGACATGTACGAAGCATTGAATGAATGTTTAAGATATTTTCAAGAGCAATGTCATGGTAAACGTGCCGGAACTCACCCAAAAGAATTAATGGATTTGGTTTGTGCTGCAATTTTCAAAGCAGAAGGAAAAGAATCATGAAAATCACTAAAGAAGAATGGCTATTGGTGCTCTTTGCCGGATTGTTCCTTGTTGCTGCCTCATATTTCATGGGGATTGACAGGGCTATGGATGCACAAGAAGCAACCAAACAGGACAGAATTAGGATTTATTGTAATACGCCCGGACATTCTGAAACATTTTGTAACAATAAGGAGAAGAAATAATGAAAACCTTGAACGCTCTAGTTAATTTAAAGAAAGAACTCCACGCAGAATTAATCAAAAACGATGACTTTAGGGGATGGGAAGCTGGTTTCATTTATAAGGAAACTATGATGAAACTAACCTACATAATCGTGAATGGGAAGAAAATCCCCGTAATAACCAAACCGAAAAGGGCTGCATAATGGAACTGTTCACAGGTGTTTTCTATGCTTTGCTGTTCGAGTTGATAGGCGGCGTGGTGGTTTGTGGCATTTATTTTCTGGTGCATCTATGAAAACTATACACATAAGCGAAAAGCTGCATTATCTGCTCAAGGTCAAGGCAACCAATAAGGGCATACCGCTTAAGGAGCTGGTGTCTAAGTTTCTTGAGAAGGCGCTAGAGGAGTAAATAGGTTGTTATTTTTTCAAACAATTCCTGCTCCGTGCCATACTTAGCTTGCCATTTTTTCCGGCCAATGGTGTGAATACCATCCTCGCCTTGGTGGTGACAATAGCAAAGCGGTGTCTTTGTTGGCTGCTTCATGGATTTTCCTGAAAATATAATCCCTTTTCCTGCAAAAAGAGCTTTGATGTTTCGTCACTTCCGATATTTATCCATTTCGTATAGCGAGTATCCCTCATCTCTAGCCAACGCCCACTCCGAGAGGGGTCATCTTTAGGGGCTTTTAGTTCATAAACTTGGTCAAATGCCAGCCTTATACCTTCTCCGCCTCTTGTGTTGCCCTCTTGGTTTATTTGGGCAAATACGATAGAAAACAAGTCTTTCTTACGGCAATAATCGGCTATCCATTGCGCCACTTCGTCCAAGTGCTCGGAATTGGATTTGCTCTTTGGCTTGCCTCCTACAAGTTGCCAGTAATCCAGAATCAAGCCCTTTATTTTGAACTTGCTTACTGATTCATCCAAGCATTGTTTTAGCTCATCGAATGTCAAAGCAGGAGCGTTTCTATAAATTACATTCTTAGGCATTGCCCGCATTTTCTGCGCCAATTCCTTAGAAAAATTCTCATCATATTTCCTGAATTTTGACTGATAGCAATCCATAACTCTGCATAGTATACGGGTTTGAATTTCCTCTGGTGACATCTCGCCGCAAATGAATAAATGCTTCACACCTGAAAGATTCAGGTTATGGGACAGGGTAGCCCCTAGCATGGTTTTACCCATTTTCTTCCTAGCAGCAAATCCATAAGATTTTTTGGGATAAACGCCACCGTCCATAGCTTCATCAAGCAATTTTAGTCCTGTTGAGTATGAATTTGTATCGGTTTTTAGGCTATCCAAAATCTTTTCGGTTATCTGATAATTATCAAAAAACTCGCCTTTTTGAAGGGAAGTTTTATAATCCGCCACTGCCTGTATCACATCATCAAGGTTGCTTGTCTGGCAAGCGTATTCAAGGGCGCGTTTGCGGGCTAAGTCTATCAGGTAACGGATAGTTTCCCCGCTGTGAGGGTAAAGAGTAGTTTGTGATAAACAGCCGCTTAGATACTTAACCGCTCCACCTGCTTCCTCGAATAATGGGCTGTCCTTAAACTTCCCTGCAATTGAAAACAAGGATATAGGCTCTTTGTTGTCGAACTGGTTGTTTATCGCTTCCCAAATTATCGCATGGGCTTTGCTGTAGAAATGCTCCGGCAATAGTTCATAACAGTTGGTCAGGTATTCAGGATTAATTAATACATCAGCGATAATTGCTGCTTCCGCAGGCAATGAATGGTTTTTCAGGTCTATGACTTTTATTTCGCTCATAAGGTTATGCTTCCTTGCCTGGATTCTTTTGGTTTTTGGATAAATGCAGTAGTTTTAGTAGCAACTCTTTGATTCCTTATCCAGTTCCGCCATGTAGCCAGCCAATCTAGCTTAACTCCATCCTTACCCGCTTTTGCTATCCAGTAATCCCTAAATCCTGCGAACATTTCGCTTGCGTTTAAATCTGGTCTGGTCAATTCACAATAAGCAATCCATTCAGGGGGTGGAGTGGTAAGCGTGAAGCGCGTACCTACTATTCTTTCTTTCTTTCTTTCTTCTTTACTTCTTAAGTTGTTGTTATCCGTTTGTTGAACCGCATGTTGTTCGTTTGTTATTTGTTTGTTATTTCCTGTGTTATTCTCTTGGTAATTCTTCCATTTAACTACTGTAATTAAAGTATAATTATTGGTTGTTTTGCTTGTTATTTCGTTTGTTGATTTCAGTTTGTCAAGCGCAGTTCTCGTTTGTTGAAAAGTCAAGCCGCATGATTCAGCTAAATTTTGTAGGCTCACTACGATTTGACCAGGTTCTATAGTAATACCACGCCATTTTCTTTGCTCATAATTTACAGTTAAAAGCAGGTGAGTGAATAAGCGAAAAACATTTAAATCGCTATACCATTCCCAATCTAAAAGCTGGCGGTGTAGTTTTATAAATCCTACCTGCATTAACCCCACTCCTCATTTTTTTGGGAGCTTCAATGTGGTTGTCTTATTCTCAATTTTTGGTTTCTCCTCGCGAAAATGTTTTGTTCTAACCAATTGATTAGTTGTTATTGTTACTGGTGGAACATGAGAGCCTAAACTAACCAGTTCTCCATTTTCAAATTTAAGGCGCTTTGCAACCCTCAATAACATTATTTCTTTTTCCGGGAATTTTTTTGCTAATCTTGTAGCCTCAGCCATCGCTGCTTCGTGAGTAGCGTGAACTACTTGCGGTATATTGCCGCCATCAATAAATATAAGGTGTGCTTTCATCTTATGTCCTTGCCTGCCTCCTTGTCGTTAGGCTTAAAAAGAAAATCAAGCGCGGGGCGATAGACAAGGTTATCATTCATAAGGGTTGCGCCCAAACTATCCCGCATTGGATTTATAATACTCCTTTCTTTATATCTAACAAGCATTTATTTATGACTTTTTTATAACGAAGTCACGCCCTGTTTCTTAATAATCGTTATCTTTTTCCCATAGTTAGCTTCATACAATTTGGCTTTTAGCTTGAAAACATCGGTTAAAATTCCCTTGCAATCTGTGACTTTTTCTTCGCCGTTTTGGGTGTAAACAAAATCCGCTATGTAATCGCATATGTGCTTTTCGTTGCAATAAAGCGGGATGCGTTCCTGGCGTTTCAGTTCGGTTATCAATCCATCCTTTTCGCATTGCTTGAGGAATATCCACCTGTCACGCTCAAGGAGGGAGTCAAAGCGTTCTCCGAGAAAGGTGTTTTTTGTGTTGCGGTATTTATTTTTCATGCTTGACATTGTACAATCATTCCACCATAATTGGCAAGCCTAATGCGGGCATAACCGAAGGAGAAAAGTATGAATAATCAATCTGAAAGTATTAAAGAATTAGCAGCGGCTTTATCTAAGGCGCAAGGTGCTTTTGACCATGCCAAAAAGGATGTAGAAAACAAGTTTTTTAGTTCACGGTACGCTGACCTTGCAAGCTGTATAGATGCTGCCAAGAAACCATTAGCCGATAATGGATTGGCTGTAATTCAAATTACTAATTATGAAGGTGACATAACGTGGCTGGAAACTAAACTTATTCATAACTCTGGCGAATGGATTTGTAGTAGGACGCCAATTAAGCCCATGAAGGCAGACCCTCAATCTTTTGGTTCGGCCATGACGTATATGCGGCGCTATGCGTTCTGCGCTATCACTGGCATTGCAGCTGAAGATGATGATGGAAACGAAGCTTCCAGCCCTAACAAGCAAAAGGATAATGCTGAGAAAAAAGATGCGAAGGCAAAGTATGTTCCTTCTGACCCTGTGCGCCCCCAGAAAGACGCTTATGTAGTGCCTTGCGATATACTTCCAGACGGAACATTGGATTATGACGA